TTCTTTATATGATGTTTCTACTTGGGTTGCTGCTTCCTCTGCCGCATCCTCAGCCACTCGCTTAATCTCTGAATCAATTTCAGATTCGTCGATAAATGTGAAACCAAAATCTTCTTCTTCAATTGCCATTTTAGTCCTCGATAAAGTTTTCTAGTGACTTTTTCTTTTTTCGTTTGTTTTTCTTATTCAACTTCGATTCTTCAAAGTTCACGATGAACTCTGAGATATTATCATACATCTCAAACTGTCTGGACACGCCACCACTTTCATCAGGGTCAAACTGATCGTGTTCGTCCAGGATACCGATTTGTTCAGTCGACTTATATTTAACATATAACTGCTTCTTTTCTTTATGAATTCGTCGAATAAAGGCGAAGTAAATGATCTGAGTAAAGTATGCAAACGGATTCTTGGACTTCTTTGGATCAAAGTTATCAAAATACATAATGCAATTTTCGATCGCATCGCCGATCATTTCATCTCTAAACGAATATGACAAAAAGTTAGGTTTGTGTGAAAGATTTTCAGCGATGAGCATCAAACATTTTCCAATATAGTCTGGAATGTTTGGTTTAGGAAGCCCCTCGCGTTTTGCCTTGCGACAAGCCTTTTTGTATTCAGTCAATGCTTTCAAAAAGTCCGCATTGTTTACATAATGATTTTTCTTTGCCATATTGTTTGACCTGTAATAACTTGACAATTATAATAGACTATGTGGTCGGTTGAATGCTATATTAGATACTCTTTAGTGTATCGGTTTATCTTTCTTCAATCTATCCAATAAATCTGAGAAATTTAAGACGTTATCTTCTATAACGGGGGCAGATTTTGTTTTTCTTTTCTTCTGTTTCTGTTTGCTCTTGAGCGTTTCGCTCATCTCTACTTCAGTAACCATATTTGTATAGTATTCGCGAACGTCATCCTGTACGTCTGTGATTAAAAAAATCACGCTCGCATGAAGTTGAATTCCTTTCTGTTGTACTACACCTGTTGGTAGCCATGGGTGTAAGAAGATAATTTGTTTACTTAATTCCAAATCAGTATCAACAATGATCTTCATTGGATGAATAAACATATACTCCAACTCATTCTCTGTTGAAATCTCAGCAATCAAGTCTTCGCCGTTGTTCAATTTAACGAACTTGATATTTTTTTTATCTTTAGCCATTTTTCAATTCTACCTTATAAGTTGAGATTTTAAACTTTTCTTCGTGGTATATCTTTAAACGTTCGGCGAAATGTTTAAGAGTGAAGTTGACATGCTTTTTGTGTCGTAAGTCATCAGATATATCATAAAGAGTTGCTTTATCTTTGTCGTCTCCCAATCTCAAGCCGCGACCGATAGATTGTAGGTTGCGAATCTTAGATTTGCTTGGCGAAGCAAATATAATATTATGTAGGTTACGAATATTAACGCCAGTAGAGTATACGCCATACGACGCTACGATGATGGCATCTTTTTCGGTCTCAACAATTTTACGAATTGCCTCACGATCCAATACGTCAGTACCACCAAAGACAAAAAATACTTTACGGTCTCCGCACTTTTCTGCAATTAACTCGTGCAATGCTTTACCGTGTTTTTCAACGTACTGGAACAATACTAGTGTATTACCATTTAATGAAATAGCCAAGTTTTTTATGAAATTATTTCGTGCAACGTTAGAAACAATAAAGTCCATTTCTTGTTGATAGTCTAACTTACTTACCATCTCACATATATGTTCTGGATACTTTAAGGTTAAGCATTTAATTTCAAAGTCAGATAATTGTTTACGATCAATAAGTTCTTTTGTTGTAATAATTTTAGTGATTGCGCCGAAATACCCCTCTAGTGATAACTTATGGACTTTAGTATCTTTAACTGTACCAGTTGTACCAATACGATACTTGGCATTCACTAAACGAGTCATAATCTTAGACAACGATTTGGCTTCGAAACCATGTGCTTCGTCGCCAATAACAAAATCAAATTGTTCAAAAAACTTTTTCGGCATATCCATAATAGACTGCCAAGTAGAGATAACTAATCTACGTGTGATGAGTTTGTCTTGACCCTGATAAATTTTTTGACAATTATTAGTGGTACTCCAACCATTACCAGTTGAATAATCTTCGAAGTCATTGTACATTTGTTCAACGAGAGAAACAGTTGGTACGATTAGCAAACCACGTTTACATTCGTCTTTCAACAATTTACGCATAATCAAATAAATGATTAACGACTTACCTGACGCAGTAGGCGAAAGCATCAGCATTTTTTGATAGCGAATGGCTTTTGCAAAGCCAGCCAACTGATAATCGCGAACCTCAATAGGTTGATTGCGCGATTGAATATTTAAACTGTCAGCAAATTGTTTTGCTTCTTCTAACGAATATTCTTTGAATACGTCAATTGAATCGTCGTAATCAATAGCGTAATCTTTTTCTTTTGCAAACTCGGTCAAATACCGCACCAAGCCTGAATATAAAAGAGATTTTTTACGATTGAAAAGGTATATCTTACCGTTCCAAATTTTCTTTTTATAAAGGGGACTAAACTGATAGTTCGGCGCGAAGAAAGAAAAATACTCAGCAAGTTCTGCTTTGATATTTTCTTCGCAACTTAAATGAAGATAAACCTCATTTACTTTCTTAACAGTGATATGTATATTAGTGTATATAATCATACCAAAGCATTTTTCAAATTAGCAATAACGTCATTGTCAATAACTAAAAAACTATTCACACGGTTTAATTCTTTTAACGCATCTTCCGAGGCTTTTTTTAATTGTAAATACTTATCCTCAGGAACATATGTGGTGTAAATTTTTGGCGCTTCTGGTGGTATACCATTGAGCGCATCATGTGCGGTTTCATCTGGGTTCATTAATGTGCTCCTTGAATAAACTTTTCCCAGTCCATGAATGCACGCAATTGATAAGTACGAGCGTTTAATTCTTTAAGGACAGAGGAACAAAATGTGATTGATTCTTCGTGTAAAGCAATCTTTGCTGTAATTTTCACCAAGTCTTGATCTGAATCCAAGTAAGTTCCAATATCCGATTTAAGTAGAAACCGAAATGGTTCCCAACCATACTTCTTGAGTTCATCAGCGTCTAGTTTACCGTTGTAATATTCATACTTAATTTTTTTCATTCTTGCATATTCAATATGACACTGTTTAGATGCGAGAGAATGTGCTGAAAGAAGACGCGCATACTTGGCGTGTAAGGTTGGAATTCTTATGATTTCTTTGCCTGGCTCTGTTTGATCTATCTCAGAGTCTTTATCCCACATCTCAATAATTTGATTGAGCGGAATTGCATTCATATATTCACCTGCAAATAATACAACTGGTTGTTATACTATTATACTATACTTTTTCAATTTCGTAAAGAGAATATCCGAAAGAAGCAGTACAAACAACTGGATCTTCTGCGGTTTTTTCAACATCGAAGTCGATTGAACCAATAGCGAGCGGAAAGCAATCTTTGAACTTGACGCGAAGATTTGGATTATTGCGATTTGTATAGATTGTAAGCATAGCATCACTATACTGATTGCCTCTTTGACGACCAGTTGTAACTAATGTTGTACGTTGAGTGTTTTGCAAATTCTGGTACTGTTCGAAATCTTTAGGGAAGGTCAATGCGGTAATCCAGTTGAAAACTTCTATCCATGCTGTATAATTGACGTCAACTAAAAAGTTCACCTCTAAAGTGTTAAATTCAGTTTTATCGCCAGGAACTAGGAATGCAGAAAATGGCGTTTCGACGCGAACAGCGTTGTTTATGATTCCAGGTAAATTTACATTTTTACAAAAGAATGTCATATTAGGTAAGCGATCAAAATTTAATTTGAACTTACTATATTGCGCTATGTCGCGATCGTTTGGTACATAGGATATTGACATCATATCACTCCGTGTGACTACCAATTATTTAGGGTATAAAAAAAGGGGAGCATTTCTGCTCCCCTAATTCGTTTTGCCTTATTATTTTTAGTAAGTTGGCAAATACTTTCTCAACAAATATTACTTCAAGTTTGAGATGATAAACTTGCGGTAGTAAACGTTTGAGTTGTTTGCTAGTCTGCCGAGACCAATCGTGTTTGCTTCAGCGTATGGGTTAGCAACTAGACCATAGCGGGTCTTGAAGCCAATTTTTGGCTGGAAGGTATCTGGATTGATTGCGCGGACCATTTGTAGTGGGACATATGGGCAGTAGAATAGACCAGCGTCATATGCTACAGTACCCTTATAACCAACTACTGCGTAGTCTGCTGTCTGGACAGAATATGGGTCAACATAAACTTTGATACGACCGAATAGTGTACCAGCGAATGTGTTGCCTGTATCGTCAACAGTTAGGCTTACTTGGCTTGCAAGTGCTGAGTTGTAATCGAGAAGACCTGACATTGCGAGGGCTGATGCGACGTCTGATGAGCAGACGACGATATTGCCCTTGCCACGACGGGTGTCTTTAGCAATTTTATTTGCTTCTCTTTCGATTGCATAGATCAAGCCCTTGTACTTCTCAACCTGCCAGCGACCGTCGGTGTCACCACCTGAAGTTGCTAGGTTGAATGTACCTGGTGCACCAGCGAATGCGACGCCTGGAGTTGCTGTACGATAGATCGTACGAACGACTTCGCGGTTGATTTCGGCAAGAATTTCTGTTGAAAGAATATTTGCCAATTCTGTTTCAGCGTCTAGACCATGCACTGCCTTGAGGTCTTGTGCTAGTTCTAGCGTGTACTCTGCCTTCAATGCGCGAGTATTTGCTGTTACAGTTACCTTCTCGATTGAGAAGCCCATTGCGCCCATGTCTGTAGCACCACCAAGATCTTCACCAGTGGCTGTTGGTACACCGCGACCCGTATTGGCAGAACCGAATACTGATGCGCTGTTTGAACCAGGGTTTACTGATGCATCAAATGGTGTGTGAGTGCCTGTACCTGAGAAGTCTGTGTCGGCTTCGTTGTACAATGCTTCACCAGCGTCGTTGCCTAGACCAACGGAACCAAGAAGTGCAGTGTTATTTGCAAACTTGGAACGCATTGCGAAGATCAAACCTGTTGGACCTGTCATTGGCTGAACGCCGCAGATGTCATAAGCCATTAGGTTTGGTAGTGAACGACGGACTAGGCTGACTAGGATTGGATCATAACCAGCGGTTGCGCCGCCAGCTGATGATGCAGTCGTGTAGCCAGTGATATTTGCTGGTGCCGTTTCGTTGAGGATGCGTGACTCTTCAGCCATTGCGCGTTCTTGGTTCTCAAGAACGACGGCTGTAACAGCACGACGGTATGGATCATCAATCTTTGGTAGATCTGGGTGATCTAGGACTGGTGACCACTTCGTTTGTAGTTGTTCAGATAGAAACATTTTTTATTTACTCCTAAAATTAACGAGGTAGAGTTTTACCAATTGAACGTACATAACGCTCCATTAGCGGACTTACCATTGCTGATTCGTCCGTTGCTGGAGCAGGATCAACGCTTTCTACGACAGGCGTAGCAGCAGTTGTTTTCACCTTATTTGAGAAGTACTGCTCACGAATGATGCTTAACTTCTCACTGTATTCACGCTCTGTGGTGAACTCTACACCCTCTGCGAGTGTCTTTACTTTTTCAGCTTGCGTTGCGGTGAGCCCTTCGCAAACTTTAGTAACGATTTGGACTTTCTTTGCTTCATTGACTTCTTTCTTAAGGTCAATGTTGCTGTGAAGAACGTCATTTAACTTTTGCTTCAACTCTTCGTTTTCGTTAGAAATTGCTTCCATAACGTCGAGTTGTTCTTCTGGTAGGCTGATGTTATGCGATTCGAATACAGCCTTAATATCAGCCATAAATTCTTCTGCAATTTCCATCTTCAAGCCAGATGTAACTGCAAGTTTGTTTTCTTCCATCCACTGCTCAACCATATAGTTGAGGTAGCTGTCGACTTGCTCTTCGATCTGTGCTTTTGCTTCTTCGATTGTTTCAGCAGCAGCCTGAAGAATTTCCTTCTCCATTTCTTCAACAACATTTACTGCACGAGCAATAACTGCCGCTTCGAATACTGTGCCAACCTTTGACTTGAATTCTTCAGAAAGATCTTCGCCGCTGAAAATAGCATCGATATCTTCTTTAACACCAAGTTGCTTCATCTTGTCGCGCATCATTGCGACTTTAGCATGCTTGGCTTCTTCGATTTCTTCTGGAGTTAGTTCTTCGTCTTCAGAAATTTCTTCAACAGTTTCTGTTGCATCATCTGACGCTTCAACTTCTTCTGTTGATTCTTCTTCAGTTACGACTTCTTCTTCAGTCTCTTCTTCTTCAGCCATGGCTGTTGGATTTGACTTACCGCCACCAAGACCCTGTGAAGCCTTGTCACCAGCGACTGCAGCACCCTTACCTGGGGCTGGTGCTTGTGAAAGAACGGCAGCGGCTTTCTTGCCGATCTCATCGCCTTCTGGCTTATCAAGTGTTGAACCGCCGAGATCAACGACCTCTGCGCCACTTGCTAATTTTTTCATTGATTCTGCTGGTGAATCTGATTTTGATTTAATCAAGATTTCAGCGGCAGCTTCTGCTAATGTTTTCATGAGAAATAACTCCTATGGTTATAAATTTATTTATAAAATTACAGTTTTGAGAGGAAACTCTCAAATTGACGTAACTTGACATCTTCCAACTGTCTGCGTTTTGCTCTTTCAATTTCATTGCGCATTTTGTCTATGGTGGCTTCTTCAATGCAGCCATTGTTCCATACCCATTCTTTGCCTTCCATAATACCGCGAACAAACGCATCAGGTGCTGAAGGGTCAGCTACTATATCTGCCGCTGTGGCTAGATAAAAGTCGTCTTGTACTTGGTTTACACCACCTACAGACTTCAGAGTACCCATTCCTCTTGAAGAAACACCTAACTTGGCTTCTTCATCAATAAGACTTTTAACAATCTTACCGAATGGAGTATCTAAAATTTTTGCTTTAATGATAAAGTTATCGCCTTCCTGACGGATCTCTTTAATCATGTGCGACACACGATCGAGATTGATAGAAGGTCCGTCTGGATGACCTAATTCTCCGAAAGCGCGATTTTGATCAACATAATCGCGATTGTAACGATCTACTTCACGAGCAAGAATCTGTGTTCTATACTCACGAAGGTTACGATTAACTTTGTTGCCTTGAAGTCCAATACCTTCGATGTAATATTGTTTTACGCCGTTCTTTTCTTCGGTCAAGTATTTGACTGCTTCAATTGTTTCGACAATTAGTTTCATTTTTGAATTCCTTTATCTCTAAATCCCAAGAGCCTGTCTGCGTCTCATTGTACGCATTCTTCTCATTTTGGCTCGAGCCATTTTCGCACGACGTTTAATTGCGCCACGACGTTGTGCGCGCTTACGCCTCATTCTTTCACCAGGGCTCATTCTAACTAATTTACCACCACGAAGCGTGAAACCTTTTACTGCAGATTTCTTAACGCGACGTTGAGCGACTACTTTACCACCAACTGTACGGAAACGAATTGGAATCAACTTCATACGACCAATTTTTCTGGTCTTAAATGCTGATGATGCCTCATCGAGTTGCTCTTCGGCAACTTCTGATTTATTTTCAACTTCTTCTACAAATGTCTTAAAACGTTTCATTTTGATTCTAGTTTCTTAAGCCAATGTGTAACTTTTTGTAATCCTGCAGGACCAACGTTAACAAGACGCTCAAACTTATCTTTATTTGAGTTGTCAAGTTGAGCGTGCACATCAACAATCTGTTGAGCGATTGAAGGGTGAACTTCTTCAGATGTTCCGTTATTAAAGCGTACTGCTGCAGGTGATTGTTTTTGTGCAATATCTTTTAGAGCGCCAATAACGCCCTCTGAAACTGCAGCAGCAGGAAGTAAAGAACCGATTTGAACAGGTGTTCCTAAACGACCATCTGGATCGAGTGAACTCTTTTGAAATGGTACGCTAACATTTAGATCAAGAGCAGCATTATAGTATAATGCAACTTGTTGACCGTTTGGATAGTTACGAATACCAACACGTTTGAGCACCAACATTGCTGGCGCATCTTGATAGGGTTTACGTTTTGCTCT